CCTGTTGGCTTAACAACTGATGCGCCAGCACCAGCTTGGATACATTTGTAAACGTTAAGTTCGTCGGTAACAACATAATATTGTTTAGTAGATAATGCAGTGTCTAGATCATCATACTCTGAGTATGCTGTACCAGAAACCCAGTTATATCTTGGAGCGCAGTGACTAATTTGTGATGAAGCAATTCGCTTCAATGCAACTACGTTAGACCAAGCATCGTATTCATCAAATTGACGATCTACTGGAGTTGGAACTGAAGTATCAGAAGGTGACCAAGCCTGAGCTCTTGCCACAAACAGATAGTAACTATTGCTTGAGTTACTAATGTCTGTGATCAGATTTCTGGCGTTCTGATAACGGAATTTTGTGGTAATAATTGCTGGCATTTAATGCGCCCCTTTAACTGAGTGTGTTTATATTAAGTATTTATTAGAGTTATATCAGCCGACAATGTAGTATTTGTCTTACCACCAGCAGAAACAGTCTCTATTGTTAAATCTGCATAATCCAAAATTGGACTAGCATTGATAAATTTCGTTTGTTCAAAATATAAGTAATTTGGACCAAGAGCATTAAGTCTTGATTCTTCTTTTGTTAAGAACAATGTAGCAGTAAAACTACGATGGCTTCCATAAATCGTACCAAGGATAAGTGGTAACTTACCTTCTTGTGGATCTACGAATCCTGGAGGAATTTGTGAGTAACGCTTATTAGCAAGTGATTGAACTAACACTTGACCAAAGAACGCAAATCCTGTTGGATGTAATAACTTCTTTACAGCATCTTGCCAATAATCAATCGTTTGACCAGTCTTAATTACATAAGAGAAGTTTTGATAGTACTTACTATCTTGAATATATTTCTTATCTGAAATGAAACCATCATTGCTTGTGTAACGATTTTGTGTTCTATCCCATTTACCATCTGAAGGTTTTAATAAGTCTACTCGTGGATAATATAATTCAATCTTATCATTGAACAATAAGTTGAACAACGCTTCATATGAAGGTATAGAACCTTTTGAACGATAAATGTCGTTAACTTGTTTGTATAATTTACGTGGGTTTGCTTGAATCTGTTGAGGGATTGAAGTAGCAAACTCTCTTTGTAAGTATTCGATAAACTCTGTTGCAGCAACATCGATATCTCTATTTTCAAGTAGAGTATTAATGATATGGCCTGGTTGATCTTGAGCGCTTTGCATCCACTCAAAATAACTTTCCATGAATTGCTCAAGATTACCATCACCTTGACGGATGTGCTCAGGAATAATACCTGATAGCGAATAGTAATCTTGACGTGATGTTTGAATCGACATATTAACTTGAATGACGTGGTGTTGTTGAGTAACCAATACCAGCGATAGTACCACCAGTTGCGATTGTATCAACTTCAGGAGTGATCGTAGATAATGTCATATCAATTTGTAACAATTGATTTCGCTTAGGAGCAATGTCATTTGAATTAGGCATTGCAGTGATAGCCATATAAGAACCAGCAATTGCACTAGGATTAAACGCGTTAATAACTAATATGCCAGCTGGTGCATTTAAATAACCTGCATCTGCTATTGTAACTTGCTTTACATCGCCAACTAAACGATAAATCTGAAGTAGATGGGTACCACCTTCATCAGTGTGCGTATTATCAGTCATATCACTTTGTGGTAAATCTTGTAAATACTGAGTGAAGCCATTATATGTAAATGGTGTTGATGAAATAATCTTCTCACTACTATTACTTGTATATAATGGAGATGAAAATGTTAATGTGTACTTCTGTGCAGTTCCAATTTCTGGAACAAAACGTTTTTGCATATAAACACGAATTGTGTTATTCAAAATCGAAGGATCAGCAGCATCAATTAAACGTGATAACTTAGAATGACGAAATACACCATCAAACTTTTTAAGTTCTGTGTCATTGTAATTACTAATAACATCAGAAACAGCTTGGCGTAATTCACCAGAAGTTTTATTTGTTAAGTTAGGATCATATTTAAAATATACTTCAAGTTTAATATATGTGTACTCAGGATCAACTAACTCAGGTGTAATAGAAACAACGTTACGTGTTTTTAGAATTTGATCTTTGATATATTGCTTTTCAGTTACAGTTAAAGCTTCAGCATTCTTAGGTTTAATTGAGATGTAAGCTTTACCATAATCAGGTGGATTGTTTTCTTCACCACCCCAAACAGAAACGGTTTCAATATTTGGATAGTTATTAATGATAGCAGCTTTATAATCTTCTGGTGTAACAACTCGGTTTTGAGCAACATAAGATAATGGAGCATTAAACTTAATTGAGTCAATTGCTTCACGATCACCGCCACCAGCAGCTTTATACAATGTATCGATAGTAACATTAGTGTTACCTTGAATTGTTGACGCTAATGTAAACTCTGATGCACCGTTTGACAATGCACCACTGGTGCTTAACCACTCAATCTCAACTACGTTACCAGCACTAAGATTTTTACCTACAATGCCATCACCAAAATACACTTCATACTTACCATCTTTAGATTCTTGTAAGAAGTAAGCTTTTGTTGTTGATGAAATATCTACGAAGTTTTTTGCAATTGTATAAATGTCATATGATGATGTACTACTATTAGGTTTTACTTTAACAACTAATGTGCTTGTGTCAACGTTAGCATCTGGGATTTCAAAGTATTGTAATAAGTCAAATGAATCAACAGTGAATGAGAATGTCTTTAATGTACCTTCACTAATTTTTAAATCCGGGAATAGATACACACCAGCAAGTGGAGAAATTGACACAGCTTCTAAAACTGTATATGTGTATTGTGATCCATCAACAGTTGTACTAAACTCTGTGCCACGATCAATCGTTAAAGTTGATGGTGAACCTACTGGTGAATTAACAGTTACATCTAAATATGCAAATGGAGCAGTCACAGATCTTGGAACATAACCAAGCATCTTTGAATGTGATACGACGTTATTACGTAACTGAGCTGAGTCTAAGAAGATCTCATTCATTGCCATGTTAGCATTAACTGCGTTATAATGTGTATTGTAAGAAAGTAGGTCTAATAGCACTGACATGCCAGAGCCTTCAAAATCGTAATCTTGAAATTTGCTTTGTGCTTTTAAATATGTCTTCAGATTCTCGCGGATCTGAAAAAAGTCTAGTTCGGTGACTTTTAAATTTGATGCCATTATCGTAATCTCTCTAAGACTGTTGTAACATCTGAAACTTGTTCAGTTGAAAGTATTTGGAATTGAATTGTCATTGTGTATGAGTTATTGTCTGCATCATCAGTAGCAGAAACATTCAAAACTGCAACTCTTGGTTCAAAGTTTTCTAATACTTGTGTTGCAGCGTCTTCTAAATCACTTATAGTGACTGGATCTGCTGGCTCAAATAGTAAACCTCTAACGTTACAACCAATCTCTGGTTGAAATGGACGCTCATAGAAGTTTGTAAGTATTAAATTGATGACTGATTTTTTAATTGCTTCAGTGTCTCTAATTGGATTGATGTCACCAGTCACTGGATTAGGTGCAAATAGCATGTCTAAGTCTGAGTAGATAGAATCTCTAGCTACAATGTTGGCTTTACCAATTCTTACTATTAAATCTGAAGGATCTTGTGTTCGCATATCTATATTTATTAAGCTTTCAGAACGTTTAATGCTTGTTCTGTATATTTAAGACGATCAACCAAACCATTTTCACCACCATTGACCTTAATGCTCAAACCCTTATAATCACCTTTGTCAGCAAATCCTGAAAGGTTATTTCTTTTCCAAAACCATAAAGATGTCTCAATTGCAATGTTTTTATCACTTGCAACTTGGTCTGGATTAGTTACAAGGCGGTCATCACCATATAAATCTTTACTACAACTTAAATAATTGGCTTTGAAAGTCAATTGCTTCAATCCACGGCCGCGATAACGGTAACCATCACCACTTGCTTCATCACCATTAAGGTATCTGCTAGCGTAAACCTTATTTGCAATCTTTTCTGGCTTCTTTTCAAATGTTAATGCATCTTCAAAAGTCTTAAAGTACTTTTTAAACGTTGCTGTAAGACCTTTTGCTGAATACATTAGATTTTCTTCTAATTTTTTAGGGTCTGTAGAGAATCCAGTCTCAACTCTGATCTGCCCAATCCATCCAGCAACACGTTCTGGAGTTGTAATGCCATATTTTGGTAACATTGTTGATGCAGCTTCATACCATGCAGCAGCTGAAGCACCTGCAGCAGCAACAAATTTCTCTTTTGTGAACGCAAATGTAAATCCACTAGCTGGAGGAGATGATGCTTTAGTTTCTTTCACTGGATTTTTCTGAGGAGTGATTGGCGCAGCAGCTTTTACTTCTGGTTTTGTAGTTGCAATAGGATCACCAGCTGGATTTTTAACAATTGTACCGCTTTTATCAACTAAGACGATAATTTCTTCACCATCTTTTGTCACAGGTTTGCCTGCATCATTAGTTGGTGCACCAGTTACGATAATTTTAGGAATTCCATCAACAAGAATTGGGTTACCATTACCATCAGTAACAACTTGAATGTCATACTCAGGAAGTTTTGCTTCTATGTTAGGAACTTCTTTGCATAAATCAGTAATAGAGTTTGCAATTGACTCAGGTGTTAGTGAATCTAAAATATCTTGTGTAGTTGTAGTAATATTTGCAGCTAAATTTTGTAATTGCTCAAACATACTTGTTGATGATGCAGACAATCCAATAGGTTTTGGAATTTTGTCAATCAATGCATCTAAATTATCAACTGATGTGCCAAAAAATGCTTTGAGTTCTGCAACTTTTGCATTATATTCTGCTGGTGTTAAGTATGGAAGCTTAGCAAGTTCACTTTGAAGATTTAAAGCAGGTGTTGGAGGGATATTAACCTCAGCAAGTTTTGCTTTAATAGTATCTGCAATAGATCCTAAGTCACCAATAGAATCTAAACCAGCAGAAATTTTAGTCTTTAATTCATCAATTTTTGCTTTAGCTTCATCTAACGAAGCGTTTACACCACAAGGAGAAGGAATGTTTGCCATATTAGTTCAAATCAATTCTAGAAGCTGTGATACCAAACGTACCAGTTGAGTTCATAGTAGATGTTGTATCTGATGTGAATGCTGATGATCCACCTGAATGTGAAGTGAAGTTTCCACCAGTTTCAAGTATTGCATTACCATCAGTGTTAATGGTGATATTACCAGATGTATTAAACGTAGTGTTTGCATTACATGTTAATACACATGCTGCTTGTGATTCAATAGTCAAACCAGTCTTTGATAATAACTTTTGTGTAGCATTAGTTGAAATTGCTTGTGCACCATTTGAGAACATAGTGAATGTATCAAGGAAAGTATAGTCTACAGAAGACGTAACTGCAAGGTTAGACTTACCACCAATAGTTTCTGTCTTATTAACATCAACTAATAATGTTTGATCACCACCAACACGTTGAATCATGTTTTCTTTAATGTTAGTATTGGCGTTACCGATTATTTCAAGGTTATCATTAGAACTAATCTTAGTGTTTCGTTCACCATGCACTTTTAGATTATAGTTACCACTTACTTCCATTGTATAATCACCTTTGATTAGGTGCTTAGCATTACCTTCAATAGTGATGTTCTGATCACTACGCACTAAAATGTTTTCTGAACCAATAATGATTTCATAGTTATCACCTACAACTTTGAATGAACGCTTACCATCTGGATAAATTTCATAGAAAGAACCTGATGGATGATACTCATGAATGCGTGATTGTGAAGGCGTATCATCATACTCTCTTACAATACCTGACTCAGATTCGAATGTATGTACAAACGGATAATAACCACCAATCCCATTACGTGGTTCTGGTTCTTGCCAAGAACCACGTGTATAATATGAATCAGACTTATCTAATTGTGTAGTGTCTAACTTTGGAGGAGTTGCTGTATCGACAGATGTAACTCTAGCTGAATAGCGAGTTGCATATGCTGGTGTGTCTTTCCATGTAGAAAATCGTGCATTGCGTGAGACGTCAGTCTCATTAAACCAACGTGGATATTTTAAGTTTGGATCTTTAAATGCTTTTAACTCATTCAAAGGTTGTGCAGCTTTTCCTGGTAGTGAACCCATGATGATTGGATCTTGAGCATTAGGTCCATCAGCAAAGAAACCTACAACCCATGAACCTTCAACTAATCCAGTTGGAGAGATACCTACTCCGGAAATAGAAGCAGAGTTAACTGGCATCATCACATTAGCCCAAGGTAAATCACCTGTGCCAATCTTAGTTGTATCGTCAGTATGAATACCAAAGATACGAACACGCACTCGGCCCATCTCAAGTGGATCTTCACGATCTTCAACAACACCAGTAAACCAAAACATTTGCATCATATTATTTCTTCACCTTTTTGCCCAACGATTCTTTTGCAACATCCATAATGATATAGTATTTACCAGATTCCATTTTATGGTGAATGTTCTGTACTACATACTTACCTGAAAGATATTCATTTGAATTCTTAGATGTATTAATAGAAACTGGTCTATTACGTTCTACTTCAAAATCAATAACTTTACCAACTGTTAAATCAGTTCTACCTTTTACTGTCATTGTAATTTTAACAAGACCAGTTTGGTACATGAATGGATCACTTTCTAACTTTGTAAATTCACCTTTGTTATTATAGTTATTCATATTCGTAGTATCAAACGCTAATGAGTTTTTATATAATGTTGTATGAATAGCATCATACTCACTAAGCTTTTTATTATTAACAGTGAACTGATCTGAGATGTATGGAAACTTATCTAAGCGATCTTTCTTTTTAAAGTCTTTATCATAATCATATGTGATAAAGTTATAAGATCTATTTGCATGATCAATTACATGCATACCTTGTCCAAATGCGCCACGAAGAATATTCTTACCAGTATTAGACATTTCAATAATATCATATTGCAAAGCAGTATTCATCATTGCTGCTTTTTGATCAGCATCATCTTTAGCTGTATTGCCACCGCGATGCACATACTTATTAAAGATACTTTTAGCGTAAATCGTTTCATATGATTCGAATACTAAACCATCTTTTAATGTATCATAAAATACAAATGGATAACCTTTAGAACTTAATCCACGTAGTGTTAACCACTCAATAGCTTTATATGGATTCCAATTTGGAATAATTACTTTATAGTCACCATTAGTTTTTTCAACAGTTTTAATAGTGCTCTTTAAATAGTCTTTAGTAATTTTATTAACTGAATCACTTATAGTGCCGGTGAATGCTTGAGATACTAGTAACAAACTATTCATCATATACTCTGCAGTGACAAGTTTTAAAACGTACATTGCAGTTTGTCCATTACCTTTTACATAGTTATTAATAGATGCTATGTAAAAGTCTCGTTTGATTGTATTACCAGTGTTTAAATCTTTAATATGCAGATTAATCTTCTCTTGACCAATGATAGGTGCAGATTCAATTAAGTTGGCTGCATCAATAATAGACAACTCACATTTAATATATGGCGATGACAAAGATTCATAGAAGTCTATACCAACTACTAAATCTTTGATCTCATTCTCTTTACCTACTGATGAAGTAAGTAATACAGACTCAATTGAATACTCAAACTTCGTTGACATTATTGATCTTCAATTTTAATTTGATCAATGAATTGATCAGCAATGCTTTGTACATATTGTGGACGGATGGCTTTGATTTGTGCCTTCTTATCATTCAATAAAAATTCATATTCTTGGTTAGTTACTGGAGTTGCACCAATAGCGCTTTTCATAGTGTAACCATTTGCATCTTCATAGTGATGTGGTACATCTTTAAAATATACTTGATTACTAATAGTAGCGAACTCATTAGTTAAGATGTCGCGAACAATTTCATTAGCAACAAATGTTCCACTAATAGGTTCAATCTTAATAACACCTAAGTTTGGATCTTTATCAAGTAGTTTTGCACGTGCACCTGAAACTAGTCCAGCAATAGTATTACCCTTTGTGAACTTTTTGGAGATATCTTCATTAGTTGTTAATGCAACACCTTCATATTTTTTATCTATTAGTTTTTGCAAGTCTGTTGTTGATAATGGCCAATCAGTATGAATGTTTACAAGGTTATCATTAACCATGAAGAATGTCCAGAAAAAATCTGGACTTCCATATAATCTAGTTGACACTACGTCTGGACGCTCACCATCTTGAATAGTGTAGTATGTATAGAATGTAATGTCGTCTTTAAAACGCTTTTTAACTTTGACAACACGAAAGATATCTACAACATCAGTCTTTTGGTTATCACCATATAGATCGTATTGTGTTAGTGGAAAGTTTTGGAAATAACTTGACATGGTTAGTATCCGTTCTTAATATCTTCGCGAGAGATAGCTTTTGTTTCTTGGAATGTTAATGCCAAATCGATTTCAGAAGGCATACCATCTTCATAGAATGTAGGTGAAGTTGCATTGTAATTAACGTTGATTGAAGTTAGATATGCTCTACCATACTTAATCAAATTAGTATTTTGTCTTGAACCAGACATGTACTTAATTTCAAATACGTCTGGGAATGTGTACGCAGCCATACTTAATTGTTTAGCATTAGCGCCTTGAGCACCAGCTTCTGAAGCACCTGGACCTAAAGAAGGATATGCAGCAAGACGGAAGAATTGAACGATCTTAATAATCTCTTTAGCCTCAGCTTTAGATCTAGGCATTAACTTAAAGCTAAAGTTAAATTGACGTAGTGCTGGTGATCTAAATAACATCTGCGTGTGAGGGTTAACTACTTCACCACGATTGATAAGTAGTTGTCCTGCTGCACCACCAACAATACCTTTATTGCCAGAAGCTTCAGCAAGTTTTTGTGAAATGAATCTATCACCTAGTTGTGGAGAATCAGCAGCAACTTGTTTTAAGAACTCAGATGATGAAGCAGCATTCTGATATGTGTTAACTAACATACCACCAATGCCTGTGTCGACGTTATCATAAGATAAGTTATCGTTTACTTGTAATCCAGCAGGCATATATAAAGATACAGCACCAAGTGTTGATGCAGCAAATTCAGGGGCCGCGACAAACTTATCAACTTTGTTATTCTTTTGTTGTCGTGACAAAGCAGTGAACTTAATCATGTTCTGGAATTTGTCTGTGTCACCTAACGGATAGCGAAGGCTTACTTTCTTACCACCATAAACTTGGGAGAAAGCTGAAGCAACTTCTGATAGCGCTGAGTTGACTAAATTAGTTAAATTGTCAAGCATTGGTTGATCTCTTTTTTATACATACGGACCTACTTATTTATATGGCAACCTACAAAGGTTTCTTTAAACCTAAAAATCCTGCAAAGTATGCGGGCGACTTTAAGAATATCATCTATAGATCACTGTGGGAGCGTAATGTCTTCAGGTGGTGTGACGAGAACACGCAGATCATTAAGTGGTCTAGTGAAGAGGTAGTTGTACCTTATTATTATCCTTTAGATAAAAAGCACCATCGATACTTTGTCGATCTTAAGTTCACTACAAAAGAAGGTACTTTCTTAATTGAGATTAAACCAAAGAATCAAACGGTTCCACCAAAGAAGCCTTCAAGACAGACTGCTCGTTATTTGACAGAAGCTGCTAATTACGTAAAGAATCAATGTAAATGGAAAGCTGCTGAAGAGTATGCTAAAGATAGAGGGTGGACCTTTGCTATTTGGACAGAAGACACAATTAGGTCAATGGGCATCGTAATTCTTTAATAAATAGATATATGGCAATCTCTCTATTTGACAAGTTAAAAAAAGAACTAGCTAGTGCTGGGATTAATAACTATACGAAAGAATCACAGAAGTGGTTCACTAATCGTATCAAGGGAATTGCACGTATCAATGAGGTTTCATTCCTCAAAGATCCAAACTTAGTTCGTAAAAGTAGATTCTTTCCAGGATACATGTATCACTTTACATATGATCCAAAGACAAAAGAGACTCTACCATTTTATGATACGTTCCCATTAATCCTTGCAGTGGCTCCGGCACCTGGTGGATTCTATGGACTTAACCTACATTATTTAAAACCATTAACTCGTGCTTTGTTCTTAGATAAATTAATGGACATTGCAAGTAAGACTGAGTTCGATGAGAAGACAAGATTTAGATTAAACTATAATCTACTATCTGGCTCAAAGAGGTTTAAAGAATTTGCACCATGCTTTAAACATTATCTAACAACAAACATTACATCTAGACTAATGATGGTTCCATCTCAAGAATGGGAAACCGCAATCTTCTTACCTACCGAACGATTCGAAGGTGCAAATAAGAAGGCTGTCTGGAAAGACTCTAAGAAGAAGATACTAAAAGTATGAATGTAGATACATTTAAATCGATTGTAAGTAAACGTGGCGGACTCGCACCTGCAAACAGGTACGCGGTTTATATGCCATTACCACTTATTAGTTTCGACCCACAAGAACTAATTGCAAAAGCATTTGGTCAAGGCGCTAACACTGGAAATAATTTCTTCCAAGATCCACGAGATGTTTCAATCTTATGTGATCAAGTTACAATGCCTGGTCGTCAGATCTCAACAACAGAACTTGCAAATAATATGATGTCTATTAAGATGCCATATAACTATATTAATGACGATGTGACAATGCAGTTTCATATTACTAACGATCACTACATGAAGAAGTTCTTTGAGAACTGGACAGGTAGAATCTTTAATAAGAAGAAGATGACAATGAAGTATCGTTCTTCTTATGCAACAGACATTATCATTCAGCAATTAGATCAAAGAGATAAACCTGTTTATACATGTGTTTTAAAGAATGCATATCCAACAACAGTTGCATCATACGATTTATCTAATACATCTGAAAGCACATTACAAAAACTCTCAATCACATTTACGTATGAAGATTGGGCAGAAGAAGGTTTCGTAGAATCAGTCCTATCAAAGGGCAAAGTATTACTTGGTTCAGTAGGAAGAACTATTGGTTTATAACATTTAATTATTGGAGCATATTATGGCATTACCTATTTTAAACACGCCTACATTTGAAGTTGATTTACCACTAAGCAAGAAGACAGTTAAATATCGTCCATTCTTAGTGAAAGAAGAAAAAGTTTTATTGATGGCTTTAGAGTCACAAGACCAAAAGCAAATTATGAGAGCAATGCATGATATCATTGACACTTGTACTTTTGGAGAACTTAAAGCTAAAGATTTACCAGTTGCAGAATTAGAACTTTTATTCTTAAAGATTAGAAGTAAGTCTGTTGGCGAGAAAGCTCACATTGGTTTAGCGTGTAAATCATGTGATGCTAAGAACGAATTAGATATTAGTTTAGAAGATATTAAACTAAACTTAGATGAGTTACCAGATACTAAGATTATGCTTAGTGATTCTGTTGGTGTAATCATGAAGTTCCCAGCGTCAGACGATGTACTACGTAACATTGATAGTAAGAAGTCAGATGTAGAGAATACCTATAACGTTATTGGTGCATGTATCGATAAGATCTTTGATACTGATAACGTATATGATGTGGCTACACAAAGTAAGAAAGAAGTTCAAGACTTTATTGAGTCATTGAACCAACAACAATTTGAGAAGATTAAAAACTTCTTTAATAAGTTACCAAAGTTATCTCATACAGAAACCTTCAAATGTGAGAAATGTGGATTTGATAATAGCATAGTCCTTGAAGGATTAGAAAGTTTTTTCGGATAGCTCTCTCACACGATAGCTTGGAAAATTACTACCGAGCTAACTTTATTATGATGCAACATCACAAGTATAGCTTAACTGAATTAGATGAGATGTTGCCGTGGGAGAGAGAAATTTATATTGCTATGTTAGTAGATTATGTTAAAGAAGAGAATGAACGTATCAAGAGGCTTAATAGTAAACATTAACAGTAGAAGAATAAAATGGCAAAAAATAATAAATCAAAATCTGGTGGAACCGGCGGAGAGTCTTCTTTAAGAACTCTCGTCGATCAACTACGAAAAGAAAGTATTGATAATGGCGAACTAATCGTCGCAAGCAATTTTATTCTTTCTAACATCTCTAGTAATATTGCTGATATGACAGATCACATCTTAAAGATGCCGGTAATCATGTCAGTCAGTGCTGCAGCATCTACATCTAATCTTTCTGGATTAGAAGGTAAAGCAGAAGTTGCTAAAGAAACAGAAAAAGATAATAAGAGAGAAGACTCTATTAAGTCTACACTTGATAAATCATTAGAAGAACTTGCCGGTCTTCGTAAAGATTTAAAGAAGGGTGGCTTATTAGATATGATCTTAGCTGGTGCTGCATTACTTGCAGGTTCAGTTATCGGTCTTGCTAAAGAATACCTTAACATCTTTAGAAAAGTATTCAAACCTCTATTGAGTTTATTCTCTAGTGAAGGCAAAGGTTGGACTACTCTCGTAGATAAAATCAAAGATGGATGGAAATGGTTTACAGGAATCTTTACTAAACTTGGAAGTTTCTTAAGTGAATCTAAAATTGGTAAATTCTTAACTGAATCGTTTAGCAAGTTCGTTGGATTCTTAGACGATATTGGAAAAGTACTTAGTGAAGCCTATGCTGGTTTCAGCAAAGTCTTTGGCGCTGGCAAAAGTGGTGGTGGCTTTATTAAAGCAATTGTAGAATTCTTTGAAAGCATTGGTTCTAAACTTTCATACTTCTTTAAGCTTGGTAAAGTATTAGGTAGCATTATCGGTAAGATATTAATTCCTATTCAAGTTATCATGTCAATCTTTGATACAGTGTCTGGTGCTTTAGACGGATGGGATAAAACCGAAGGCGGCTTCATAGATAAACTTATTGGCGCAGTCAAGGGAGGACTAACAGGTCTTCTAAATGGATTGATTGGTGGTCTATTAGATCTATTGAAAGATGGCGCTTCTTGGGTACTAAGTATGTTAGGCTTTGAGAACGCAAGTAAATCATTAGATAGTTTCTCATTCCAAGACGTAATTAAGAACGCAGTTGATGGAATTGTAGATTTCTTTATGACACCAGTTCGCATGATTCAAGAACTAGTTAAAGCATTCAAGGGTGAGATATCATGGGGCGACATGTTTAAGAACATGCTAGCTCAAATGATTACTGGATTCTTAGCACCATTCTCTGGTCTATCTAAAGTTACTGGTATCGACATCAAACAGAAAGTATTAGATCTATTAGGTCTACCTGATCCTAAGGGTGGAGGCGCTGCAGCAGGTGGTACTGTACAGGCAACTGGGGAAACTGGTGTAGCTACTAAGGCACTTGAGAAAACTACTACAGAGAACGTACAAGCAAAAGATGCCGCGGCTTCAACAGCGGCGGCAGCGAGTGCGGCAGTAAGTAATAGTTCATCTAAGCAGACTGTGAATAACAATACTACTCAGGCTGCTATCATCAAGACCAAGACAACTAATTGGGAACCAGATGATCAGTGGTCAAGAGGCATGGCTTATGGTGCCTAACTAGCACGCTTCTTTTCCCACACCTTATTAGTGACCTCTTTGTAGGTCACTTTTTTTATGTTGAATTTGCCAAGCTTCTCTTGGAAGTCTAGCCAAGACTTAAGGTTATACCCTCGACAAGCGATTACATGTTTAAAGCCATGTGTCCATTCAACATCAATAAGGAAGTATCCATCTCGTGGAACTTTAAACTCTTGGCGAGGGGTATACATTACTGTGCTTCCATAGAAGTAATTGTCTGTGCGTTCTGATTCAACATGTTAAAGATATAATCTAGGGATTCAACTACCTCTAGGCGTCCACTACTTACATAGATGTTAGTGTATGTAGATTGGTCTTCATCAACCTTAGGTTCTACTGCAAGGATAGTCTCGGTGTTAACAACGATACATCCAGGTGTTCTGTATGATTTTAATTTTAAATACGCCATATATTATATTCCTTTATCGTGAGATACTTAATTCTGCATCTGGTTTATCCCAGCATGCTTCTCTATAGTCAGTAACAAATCTAAAAAGCCCGTCATAAGAACCCCAGCCATTCTCAGGATTGAACTTCTTAAAATGTTCGGGATCTGAGTAGAGAATATTCCAAGCCATGTTTAGATGCTCAGAGATATCCCTAGCAAACTTCATACCATGCTCATCTGGTCGCCAGAGTACTTCATATAAAGTTAAGCCTCCGCCGAGTTTAACTTCCATTGCCATCTTATTCAGGTTGTGAGTAATATTGGCGCTATAGACACTTGTAGGTTGTGTCACCATCAAATCAACATCTAGACTCATTTGTAACTCTTTCCAAAAATTTTAGTGTGGAGGGGGAACTCATTACTATCTTCTCGTTCAGCAATCATATCCATAAAATACCTAGAAGGATAATGTCTAAGCAGGCTTCGAGCACGTTCTCTAATTGCAGAAGGAACTCGAGGAGTCTTATGCGGATCAAGTAGATCTAATAGAAACTGTTCTGTATTAATTACAGCATTGGTTCTTTCAACTGGTACTGTCATCTTTAATAGCTTTCAGCGCCGTCAGACATAACTTAGGGGAGAGGAGGGCTACCACACTTAAAAGCAGGCAGGTCGCGAAAAGATAAGCTCTAGCCTCGATTAAATGGATTACCGCAAGTAGTAGTTTCATATTACCTTTCAAATATAACGTAGTCACCGAAATGGTTATCTAGTACAGAGAGGAGATGCTCATAGTCTCCGGACATGGCGTCATCCCTAATACTCTTAAAGTCGAGGGAGAGGTCGCGAGCCCAGCGTTTAGCCATACCCAGTAGAGCGAAAGCATTACCGTCTGGGCCAGTTAAATCTACGATCAGCGGGGAGCTAGAAGGCTGTTTAGTTCTAATCATATTTGATCCTTATGTGTAACTACTTTAAATGTTCTATAACGAGTGGAGAATTGAATCCTATTCTTGAATACACGCAGCTCACGCGTACCAGGAACTATCATGCCATACATCCACTGCTTGTCGGGAGAAAGCATGTATATGTGGTTAGTAACGGGAGAGGACCAATCCTTAGTAGTCTCTTTAAACAGTTTGTACATGTTATTCAACTACCTCCATAGATTCAACCCATACAACAGCATCATAATTACTATTACAGTATTCAACAATGATAGGATTAGTACTAGTAGAACCAATCATGTTATAGTCTATAGCAATAGAAGTATCATCAGATTGTTGAGTTAATCCATGTTGTAGTGCAATACCTTTACAGCTAGCAACAGCTTTATCAACAGAAGCATATACAGCTAATACACTATGTAGATCTTCTACGTATTCATGTAGTAAGTAAACAACCATTATATAATCCCTTTTATCAAAACCACCATAGATCTATTATACCACAAACAAAGCCCGCTGTACAGGGCTAGATACAACTATATTTTCCAACATACGTGGCACACGTACGCAACCGTTTTCAGGCTGCTTTTTCCCGTAGGAAAATTTTTTAAAAAACAGCGGTCCAAACGTAATCACAGTTCTACCTTTCATATTAACAGTTAGGCCACTAAACCCCTAGTAGATGGCCGTCCGAAATACCCTATTATAAAGACGGTTTTCAAGATGCGCTGTACTCGTCTACTATAGACACAAAAGATTCGTATGGCACATCAGAGTAGGGACTGTGGTTATAGAAGTCATAGGGTAGCTTTACTTCTTTACCATCCTTATAACAATAGTGGAATGTTTTCATGTTGTCTTCCTCTACGTCCAGATAGGTCCTATACTGGTATCCCTTATACTCATAGACCAATGTAGTACTCATCATACACAGGCCTTAGCATACTCAGACGTAGAGATAGTCTCATAGTCTATAGTGGGTTCCTTACAAGCAATGGTACCCTCGTAGTCGAGTTGACTCTTCTCAAACCAGCTCAGGTAGTCGTCTGACTCTATAGACCAATCAATGATGGACTCAATGAAGTAGTCACCTGATTGCTCTATACCAGAAGCCTTGACTATCTGGTTATGGTCGATGTTCAATGGAACGTTGGTGATCTTGTACTCAGATCCACCCTTGAACTTCCAGTACTGTGGGCACTGGCCTTCTCCGTCCCAGTCGTGGGCACCGTAGTTTTCCTGTACTTGGGTTCTGATTACTAACATCATTTAGATAGCCTCTTTCTAAGTAGTTGTCCTAGAGTAGGCTTAAGGCCTAACCTTTTCATGAGGAGTTGGTTCAAAGTCTTTTTCTTCATATAGATTCCTTATTAGTTACACAATACATAAGCTGCCAAGTCTTTCCAGTCTTTGTTTGCTGACCGGATCTTGGTAACACTGATCAATGTACGTAGGCTGATCTCTTTGCACTCGTCCTTCAACTCACGGATGAGCTTGAGAGCATCTGCTTTGTGTTCAGCTTCGTACTCAGGCATGAACTCGTCTGTAGCAGCAATGTGTTCCATACGATCGATCTTCTGGTCATCAGTCATAGACAAGTCAATCATCATAGAGCGTGAGCGAATAGCTTGATCGATGTTGTTCTGATCCATGTTAGAGATAAAGATTACCTTACCAGTGAACTCAAAGGTACGTGGAAGATCGTCATCCTTACCGAAAGACTCTGCATTCCAGCTGATGATACGCTTACCGTATGAGTCTAAAGCACCTTTCAACAGGTTCAAAGCAACTGGATCCTTAAGAATAGAATCACAGTCATCAAACACGATAACTGACTTGTTGTTCTCGAAGAGAGTACGATAAAGACCCTTAGGTGTAGAGTAACCTTTGATAGTAACAAAGACCTTAGCCATGTTAATAGAAGAACCGATAGTTGCCTTACGGATGACTTCGTTGTAGTCCAAGATGCCAGACTTCTCAAGAGTCTTCATGACTGTGTAGGTCTTACCCAAACCACCTTGACCAGTGATAACAGCCGAGGGTTGTACACCAGAGGAAACCATATTGACTAACTTCTCTACGAAGCCAAAGCGCTCGTTGATACCGAACTTATCTGATACCGTAGGCTTTTGCATCTCAGAGATCTCAGCAAAAGTAGCCTTCTCACCAGTGATTTTCTTGAACATGTATTCGATGTAGTCTTGCTTGCTAGTAGCAAACTTGTTACCATTAATAGAACACTTGAACTTAGAAGCAGCCTTGTCAAAGCTGATCATGATAGAGTGAGAAGAGGTGCTTTTTACTTTAGTCAATTTACTTTCCTTTTTTGATTTGATGGATCTATTATACACCAGTTGCGAGCTATTGTACAGGGCTAAATGAAAATAAA